CTCGGAAATACTCCAACAAGACGACCTCAAACTCCCCTTTTTATGAATGAAGAGCTAAACGTATGGCTACGCGTCAAAGCTGACTGCGAAGCCAGCATAGAAAAGCACGGCGCAATTATTGAAGCGCTCACCGACCGGGGGCAGCTGGTAATACGAAGCAACCCGGCTATTGCTTCCCTGGCACAGGCTAAGCGAATGATAGAAAAGCTACGCAAGGAAGCAAATAACCAAATGACCCTAGAGCTATGACGTGGACCGAAGAAACCATAGAGCGGTACTGTGTACTTACGGAAGATGCCGCCGCCGGTACACCGGTGCGCCTAATGGAATGGCAGCGCGACCTAATCCGGCGAAGCGAAGGTAAGCGTATGGTTTGGCTGGAGATCCCTCGGAAAAATGGAAAGAGCGCGTTTATTGCTATGCTGGCCATAGCCCACCTACTAAAGGGCTGGAAGGAGAATAGCAACCCCCAGGTAATAATTGCGGCAGCCACCAGAGAGCAGGCCGGTATTTTATTTGGCTACGTGCGCAACACTATTCTAATGAACCCGGTACTAAAGCAAGCGCTTATACCCTACCGTAAGGAAATACACCTACTAAACAAACCCGGCTTCCTAAAGACCATTACCTCGGACGGCCTCAGTAACCACGGCGCTAACCCTTCGCTAATCCTTTGCGATGAGATCCACGCCTGGAACGAACACAAAGGGCCGGAACTATGGGAGGCACTACGCACCTCAATGGCGGCACGCCCCAGCCAAATGATTGCAATCACCACGGCGGGCGGTGCTTTTACGTTTGCGCACAAGTGGCACGAATACGCAGTCAAGGTATTAAAGGGGGACGTGGACGACCCCAGCTTCCTGCCGATTATTTACGGCGCAGAAGATACCGAAGACCCCCACAGCCCGGAGGTGTGGGCAAAGGCCAACCCTAGCCTGGGCGTTACGGTGAGCCTGGAATACTTACAGGAACTAAGCCGCACGGCTAAGTTTGACGAACCTACCCTACTTTCCCTGCGCAAGCTGCACCTAAACCAATGGGCGGGAAGCGCACAACCCTACATTGAACTGGGCAGCTGGAACCGGTGCGCGGCTAAGGAGCCGGCCGGTTTGCATAACTGGAGGTGTTATATGGGCGTTGACCTTGCGGCCGTGAATGATTGGACGGCCTACGTGCTGCTATTTTGGGACGGAGCGGAGCGCTTTTATACAAAGCAATTCTACCAAATTACCACTCACGCAATGGACAAACGGAAAAACAAATACCCGAACCTGGTGCGCAACTGGCTAAAACACGGGCACGTTGAGGTTGTGCCTGGTGAGGTGAACACCACACCGGACCGCGTGAAAAAGATTTTTGAGCTATGCGAGGAATACCCGGTAGAGGCTATTTTCTTTGACCCTTGGAACGCAGCGGAAACCATAGACCAGGTACGGCAGCGCTACGGTGCAAAGTTTTGTTTTGAAGTCCGGCAGGGCGTGCTTATGATTAACGAACCTATGAAGCTACTCTACCGGCTGGTACAGCAGAAGCGCATAGGCCACGACGGCAACCCCGTTACCGCCTGGCACATTTCAAACACCAACCTGCAAATTGATAAGAACGATAATTGGACTTTTAACAAAAGCAAGGCACCGGATAAGATAGACGGCACCGCTGCGCTTATCACTGCGCTGGCTGGTTACGTGCACAACGCACAGGCAAATACTTCCGTCTACCAAACGGAAGATATTATTTTTGTATAATGAAAATGTATTTTGTAACCTTTGCGTAATGGCCTCACTACTTCAGCGAGTTACCCGGAGTATTTCCGGCATTATTTCCCCAAAGCCCTGGCTCTACCAATTAATCGGCGGCGTACAAACCAACGCGGGCGAAACAGTCAACAGCAATAACGCGCCAACTGTAAGCACCGTTTACGCGTGCGTTTCCCTAATTAGCGATACAATCGCTTCTCTGCCTTTTAATTTGTACAGCGAAAGCGACAGCGGAAAAATAAAGGTAGAGGGCCAGCTTGACCAGCTTGTGAGCCGTAAGCCGTCCGAAGCATACAATAGTTACTACTGGCGCCAGGCTTTGGTTAACAGCCTATTGCTGCGCGGTAACGCTTACGTTCTGCCCGTGCGTACCCGTGGGCGTATTACGGCGCTGGAAATGATAGATACCGATTTGGTAACTATTGATACAACAAGCGGCCGCCTTATTTACAGCTTATACCTTCCGGGCGGCGTTACGATGCGCCTGGAGCCTTCGCAAATTATTCACCTAAAATGCTTCACTATTGACGGCATTAATGGCCTTAGCCCGATTATTTACGCTAAGGAAACCATAGGTACCGCAATGGCTGCCAACAAGCACCTCGGCGGATTCTACGGCAACGGTGCTATGCCTAAAGGTATTTTACAGCTAGACGGCTCAATTCGCGACGTGGAGCGCTTAAAGGAGCTGGGCAACCAGTTTGACCGCCGCTATTCAGGTAGCAACAGCGGAAAGACCGCCGTACTGACCGCTGGAGCTGAATACAAGCCGGTAAGTATTTCAATGCAGGAAGCGCAGTACATTGAAAGTATGCGCTTTTCGGTAGAGGAAATTTGCCGCATTTTTAAGGTGCCGCCGCATAAGGTAGGCCACTTGCAAGGCGCAACGTACAACGGCTCCATTGAAGCGCAGAACGCGCAATTTGTGAGCGATTGCATCCGTCCGCTTTGTGAGCAGATTGAGCTGGAGTTTACCAATAAGCTGGTAACTGGGCCGCTGGAGTTTGAGCTAGACCTTAAAGGTTTGATGCGCGGCGATATGCTAGCCCAGGTACAGCGCAACGTAAGCTATTGGAATATCGGCGCAATTAGCGCCAACGAAATACGAAAGAGCGAAGGGCTTGCACCTATTGAGGGCGGCGACGAATTTAACAAACCCGCGCATATGAGCGCGACAGGCGACGTACAAAATGGAACAATCAACAGAGAAGAGGGAAGTCCGGACCCTGCCGCTTAACGGCGGGGCACAGGAAGGCCTTATTTTTGGATATGCGGCTAATTACCAGCCGTATGATATGGGCGCTTTTAACGAGCGCATAGAGCGCAGCGCGTTTGCTGAAATTGACCAGCACGATATTCACGCGCTTATGAATCATAACTATGACTACGTGCTGGCACGCCGCAATAAGGGAAAGGGCACCCTGGAGCTGCGCGCTGACGAGGACGGGTTATACTTTGAATTTAACGCACCGGACACGGCCACAGGAAAGGAAGCCCGCACGCTAGTAGAGCGCGGCGACTTGGACCAGGCCAGCTGGGCGTTTACTGTTGCCGAGGAACGCTGGGAAAATGTAAAGGGAGAAAAGCCAACGCGCGTAATTACGAAGGTGGCCGAAATTTACGATATTTCCCTCACGCCCCGCGGCGCAAACCCCTCTACCGCCGTGGCGATGCGAAGCCTGGAGAGTGCCCGCGCGGCTGAGGTTGAAACCGAAACAATTAATTTAACCCCCATACAAATGGAAACTAAAAACGAAGGCGCCGAGAATCCAGGCGCTGGAGTGGATGCCTCAGCTTTTGCTGGTGGTTTCTCCGCTTCACAAGTAAAAGACCTCCGCAAGTTTAACATTGTGAAGGCAATCCGCGAAGCTCGCAACGGCAAGCTGACCGGTATTGAGGCTGAAATGAACCAGGAAGGTATTTCAGAGCGCAACAAATTGGGCGTAGAAAGCCGCGGCGAAGGGCAGCCCGCTGTACATATGCCTGAGTTTTTGAACCGCGAACTGCGTACCAACACAGTAACCGGTGGAACTGGTGGCAACTTGGGCGGCGATTTGGTGTACACCGACCCAGGCCGTTACGTTGACTTTTTGTACCCCAACACCCCAATGTTGAGCTTGTGCTCAGTAGCTGAGGGCTTGACTGGAAACGTACAGTTTCCCGTACAGGACAGCGACTACACTTTGAACTGGAACACGGAAACCGGCGCAGCTTCTGCTCAGGACTTGACGTTCAGCACTATTACTATGACGCCTAAGCGCTCTGTAATTGCAGCCGCTGTATCTAACCAGTTGCTGGCTCAGGAATACAGCCAAGGTATTCAGGCTCGTATGATTAACCAACTGAACCAAAGCTTTAACAAAGGCTTGGAACAGGCTGTATTGGTTGGTACTGGCTCTTCAAACCAGCCTACCGGTATTTACACCGCTTTGAACGGTACCGCTCAGGACTTGGCTTTGGGTGCAATTTCTTATGATGACCTCGTAGATATGGAGGCTTTGTTGGCTGCAAACAACGCTTTGGGCGGACGCCTGGGCTACGTTACGCACCCCAACGTAGTGGCTAAATTGAAAAAGACGAAGGTTGACTCTGGTAGCGGCCGCTTCCTGGTTGAGGGTATGCTTGACCCCGTGCAAACTGCTAACGGCTACAATATCTACTCTACTACTTTGAGCAAAAAGACAGCCGGAAGCCCTGATACCTACGGTATTTTGTTCGGCAACTTTGAAGACGTACAAATTGGATTCTGGGGTGGTGCTACTTTGCTTATTGACCCATACACCGAGATGCTGAGCTCAACTGTACGTATCTACGTGGAGCGCTTTATGGACATCGCAATTTTGCGTCAAAAGTCCTTTGTAATCGCTGACGACGTTACGATCTAATGACAACAATTGACTTCACCCCCGCAGCTATAAACCTCACCGAGGTAAAGGCTTTCTGCAGAGTAGACGGAAGCGCAGACGACAGTTTGCTCACCTTCCTATATAACGCAGCTTGCGACGAAGCGCTGAGCTTTGCGCAGGTGGTGGTTGGGGTCGCAACCGTTACCGTGGTAACCAACTGGGAAGATACTTTGTATCTTCCCTTTTGGCCTATTGGTGCGGTAACTTACGTTAAGGTGGACGGCGTTGCCGATACCGAATACACACTATTGAACGGCAAGCTGACCCCTTCAATTGAGGGCGATAAGCTGGAGGTAGTTTACGCGGCTGGTTGGAATACTAGCACGCCCAAAGACGTAATGCACGCTATATACCAGCGCGTTAAATACGGCTTTGACTATGGGGACGATTTGCCCCAACCTACCCCCCGCTTTTTTGACCGCGTGATGTACCGATACAAAAACACGTTTTGACCTTAGACCGCCGTATTACCCTCTACGCCCCAACGGTTACCACAAACCAAAGCGGGCAAGTCCTGCGCAGCTTTGCCAGCGCTGGGGCTTGTTATGCTATGCTGGTAATAAACGAGGGCGCAGGTACGGAGGCTTTTGTATCGGACCAAATGCAAAGCAGCGCCGTGGTACTGTGGCGCGTACGCTACCGCACCGACGTGCTCGGCAGTTGGGAGCTGGAATTTAACAGCCAGCGCTACGAGGTGATAAGCGCGCTGCCGGAAGGACGCAAGCGCTACACATTAATCAAAACAAGGCTCAAAGACAATGCCTAAACAAAAGGGAATTGTTGGCCTTGACGAGCTCCGCAAAAAGCTCCAGAACGCACCGGAGAAACTACGCCTCCAGGAGCTGTATGGTGCTTTGCGCCAGGAAGCCACACCGCTGCGAAATTCAGCGCGTGCTGCCGCTTACGAGGACGTAAACAAGCCAGGCACAAACGAGCTCTTTAAGGCCATTAAAATTACCCGCGCAAGGGTGAAGGCGTGGCGCGACGAAATAGGCGTTTGGATAGGTCCTACTCGCGTGCGCAAGGCTAAGGGCGACGCGCAGAGTTACCCCTTTATGCAACTGTACGGCCGCCGTGCAAACGGAACGAATAAGGGCTACGCAGCTAAGGACTTTATGGGCAAAGCCTGGGAGGCGCTGGGCGCTTCAACGCGTGCCCGTATTGATCGCGTGGGAAAAAGCAAATGGCAGCAACAGCTAAGACGCGCACTGCAATGAACTACTTAAAAGTAATACGCGACGCTTTGACCGCTGCCCAGGCGCTACCGGTTTACGCTATGGCTTCCCCCCAGGGCACCACAGCGGACCATATAGTGCTGCAAATGGACAGCATAGAGGTAACCGAAACAAAGGACGGTTACCGGATGCAGAACGTAAACGCAGAGCTGTACATTTACCAGGCCAGCGCTGACAACGCGCAGACCACACTGCAAACGATACGCACGTACCTTGCGGCCAACGGAAATGCTGCGTACCTTTCCGCTTGGATGACCAACGCCCAAACGCTTTACAATCAAGACGCTGAAAACGTCCTTTTAATAGCTGACTTCACCTTTACAATTAAAACTACCTACTAATGGCAACAAATTCCGGTACTGAGTTTCGGCTGCTTTTGAGCACCGACGGCACCACTTACAAAGGACTGGCAAACGAAACCGAATGTTCGTTTGATATTACCAGCGATACCCGCGAAACTACCAGCAAGGATGCGGCTGTATGGCGCACCTATGTACCTAGCGCAAAAGCTTGGACTGCTTCCGGTACGGCTATCTTTGGCGACGACGACGCTACAAAGTGGAACCCGGACGATTTGTACGACTTGGTTGGTACCACTGTGTACGTTAAGCTCACCCCTTGCACAGCTGGAGGCGTTACTCCAACTGTTGGTGAATCTAACCTTACAGGAACGGCTGTATTTACTTCTTTTTCCAGCTCACAGCCTGACAAAGACAACGGTACATTTACTTTCCAATTACAGGGAAGCGCTGCTTTGGTAAAAGGAACAAACGCCTAAAAAATGGAAAAGGGACAAAAATTCGCGCTGGGGGCAGCGTTACTATTTGAAGAACTAACTGGCAAGCGTATGGCTGAGGTTGGTGATGGTTTAGGATTAAGGGACACGATTGTGTTGGTTTATTGCCAACGCTTTTGGAATGTTACCGAAAAGCCAACGCTTGACCAGTTTATTCAAGAATTGAGCGCTAACTCCGTAGAGGCCCTCCCGGCGCTTTTAAACGCCCCTTTTTCCCCGAAGGAGGTCCAGTAACATTACTGGGCCTCCTAATCGGGAGAATAGGGCTAAGTAAAGCCGACGCGCTCAGTTTGACGGGCGCGGAGATTGAAGCGACGCTAACGGCATACTACGCAGGGCAAAAAGACGCCTGGAGCCGTACCAGGTGGCTGGCTACAATAGTAGCAAACTTTAGCGGCAATGCAAAGAAGGGAGGCCTCCAGCCTACCGACTTGCTTAGGTTTGAAGATGAAAAACGAAGCTCAGGAATTGAGAAACTATTTAAGATAGCAAAAGATGGCTGATACTATTATTTCGCGTTTACTGCTAGGCTTAGATACCCGCGAGTTTCGTAACGGCATCCGTAACGCTGACCGGGAGCTGCAAAACTTTTCCAAAAACATTCAAAATATAGGTAATGTTATTGGGGCTAGTTTTGCGGTAGGTGTTATTCAGGACTTTGCTTTTGAAGCGGTAAAGCTAGGGGACCAGCTGACCGCGGCTACCGTAGGCTTTGAGCGCTTTGGAAATGCTGCCGATATGGACGCTTTGAGAAAAGCGACTAAAGGAATGGTATCGGACGTGCAGCTTATGCAGCAAGCAATTCAGGCGGGAAACTTCGGCATACCAATTCAGGAACTAGGTACCTTATTTGCATTCGCGCAGCAACGAGCAAAGGAAACCGGACAGGAGGTTGACTACCTGACAAACTCAATCGTTACCGGTATCGGCCGTAAAAGCCCTCTAATCCTTGACAACTTAGGTATTTCGGCTGTACAGCTTCGCGAAAAGCTGGGCGGCGTAAGCGCTGAGGCTGCTTCAATTGCCGACGTAACCAAAGCGGTAGCTGAAATTGCTACCGAGGAACTGGCCAAAATGGGCAGCTCAGCGGATGACACCACGACTAAAACAAAGCAGCTCTCAACGGCCTGGGAAAACTGGAAAGCTAAGACCGGGCAAACAATTTCTGAGCAAACTAATACACTTAGCAACTTTGCTTTGAAGGTTGAGTTTGTTAAGCAATTAATAAGCACATTAGTACCTGGGGCTTTAGGTAAATTTTTCTTTGGCTCCAATGACCCTGAAGGCAGCAACTTCAAAAGGGCAATGGATTCGGTTACTCAGGCTATTCAAGAACAAAACCGAGCTATACAGGATGCTAAACGTACATACGACGTATTTAACCCGCCGGTAGTTAAAACAGTTACCACGCTTGCAACGCTAAAAGAAAGGCTAAAAGAATTACAAGAAGAGTTTGAGAATGTAGATATTTCAACGGGAAAATTCAAAGAATTACGCAAGGAAATAGAGCTACTCCAAACGAGAATAAGCAGCCTAACCAACCCCGAAAAAGCGCTACCTAAAAGCGAAACTATTGAGCTTGCGAGCAAAGGACTGAAAGAGGTAGGCAATTCGGTGGCTGGTATGCAAATTCAAGTACAAAAGGCCATACCTTCAATCAATGACCTGAATACTACCTATGTAGACCTAAATAAACAGCAAGCTATTTTTAACGAGCTGGGCGGTACTATGGGGCGCATCCTTAGCGAAAGCTTCAACGCGGCACTGGTAAACGGTGAGAGCTTTTTTAAGACCTTTATTAACGGCCTTAAACAAATGGTAGCGCAAATTCTAGCAACGGCTGCCGCTGCCGCTGCGCTAGCTATTGCGCTTATGGCTTTGGGAATACCAGGCGTAAAAGGCTTAAACTTTGGCCAAACCTTTAGCGGCCTTTACAAAGCTATGGGTGGAATGGGTGGCGAGTTTTTAGATATGGGAAGCTCAGTACCCGCTATGGTGGGCGCTGGTGCCGGAATGATAGGCGGCGCTGGCTTAGGCGGTGGGCGCACTGTGCTACGTGGAAACGATATATTTGTAAGCAATTCGCGCACAAACTTTGATATTTCCAGAATAGGTGGCTGATTTACTTACACACTACGCCGAAACGGCTGAGCACTATTTTGAAATATGGTGCATTAACCCGCCATTTGCGCCTAGCCCTAGCTTTGAGCCGGAGGAGTTTACAGTGGTTGACTGGGCCATACGGTACGAAGGTTTGGACAAATTCCAGCCCGGTATTGTGCCCTCACAGCTAGACCTCCAGGTGTTGGACGGGCCCAGCCCGTTTATTGCTTTGCTGACCATAAACTACGACAGCTCCAGCTTTTACTATTGCAAGATATACACCAAAGGAAAGAACTGCCTAGGAAGCAAAATAAAGGCGTTAGGTGAGCCCGACTACACAAATAAGTATAATGCCTTTGCCGCACGCGTAAGCGCAGACGGAGGCACTATGGAGCCCGGTATGGGCCCTTCGCTTAACTGGGCTGGAGTATTTATTGGCGACCTCGGCGCGCGTGAGGTAGTAAACGGCGTGCGCGTTACTACGCTAGCAGCTGCCGACGGCTTTGGAGCTTTGGACCAGGTGAGCAATGGCTACGTTTGGAATAACACTATTTTGCCCTTTACTGACCAGATAGCTGGGCAGCTGGGAAGCGCTGGGCTGTGGAACTTGTTTAGCGGCTTTTACATAAGCGAAAACATAACCCACAAAAGCGCTCCGACCGATCGTAATATATTGCACTACTCAGGCACAACGCAGTACCACTATTTGTACAATCAAAATACTTTTGAGTGGCGCACTACGCGGGAATGGTTGGACAGCTTATTGGTGGCCTTTGGTATGCAGCTGTACCAAAAGGACGGGTACCTTTGGTTCCGCGCTTTGTGGATTGAAAACCCAGCTTATTGGGATTTATACAACCGCAACGGCAGTTACCAATCGCGCACCACAACGCAGCCAACGCTCACGCTAGACAAAGTAATAGCAGACGGTTTGCTGACCTTTAAGCCAGCCGCTAAGTATTACAGCGTTACCGACCTTAATAGCGTAATTGTGGACGGCTACGAAGCTGGAGGTAGTGGCGACCTTTTCAAGGCAGCCGGCAGCTACATTTTTGCAGCTACCTACCTGAGCGACGGCAGCAACCACCTAGATTACGACATAGTAAAGCGTCTCGTTTTCGGCTTACCTTCCGGCTATACGGGAAATATAGATTTTGAGCTTCGGTATTACGTGGAATTTCAGACGCCGTTTGGTAGTTATTATTGGAACGGGTCCAACGCCTGGCTAACCTCCATAACTTACAAGTCGTGGAATTACAATAATTACCACATATCAAACCTAAGTGGCGTACCGGTGCAGGCGGCTTACGATTTCCCGGACAATAACGTACACCTACCGGCTACCCCTATTCCTTTGGGGCTCGGACTTATTTACCACAAATTTGACTTTATACAAACGGGCGGCAGTACCTTACCTACTAACCCGTTTGGTGGTCCGCAACCGCTGGAGGCATTAAAGTGGAGCTACACCTACGACGGCACAACTGGAGCGGCTGGCCTTACCTACGAAATAGACAACAGCAAAAGCCTCCAGGGCTTTAACCAAAACGTGCAGACGTACCACGGCGACAGTTACGCGTCTTTGCTTTTAGCTCCAGGCATCCGCATCTTTACCAATACCGGGCGTACTACTTACGTGCAATCTTTGGGTAAGTGGAGTAGCGAAGAACTGCCGCTAAACTATTTAATGGCGTACTATCTAATGCAAAAGCAGACGCGTCCGCTGGAGTATTACGAGGTGAGCCTAAACGATCCGACGCAATACTTTCACCGCTTTTATTGGGGCAGTAAATACTACCGGCCAATCAATTTAACCTACACCCACGACGGCGCTAACATTACGCTTTTGGAGATGCACACCGGCACCCCGCAAAGCGCTGGCCGTCAGTCGCAAAGTATTTAATAAATTTACACAATGAGGCCAGACCTTTTCCTTACCATTATTGCAAGCGGACGCTCCATAGCGTACAACCAAACCGACGCCTACCAGGCGCGGGTAATTGCAGACGGTGGAACCTTTGAGGCTTACCAGTGTGTGGCTAACGAACTTGTAGACCTGAACCAATGAGCTTTTACGATGATGCTAGCCTGGTAGTAATACCCAGCGCACAAAAGACCTCCAAACTGTATGCCGTTAAACCGACAGACGGAAGCGGTGACCTGACCTTCACCCGCACTGGCGATACGGCTACCCGTGTAAATTCTGCGGGCCTTATTGAACCAGTTTTGGCTAACGTACCCCGCCTTGACTATTTAGGTAGCACTTGCCCCCGCTTGTTGCTGGAGCCGCAGCGGACGAACTTAAAAACATACAGCGAAGATTTTAGTGCGGGTGCTGGTTGGAGTACATCAACAGCTGGAGGGTCAACGGTAACTTACACGGCCAACTATGGAATAAGCCCCGACGGATACCAAAACGCAGACCGCTTACAGCTTGCGCTAAACGGAGGCCCTTACGCTGACTACCTTTCTGGTAATACAATTACAAACGGCACTACTTACACCTATTCAATTTATGTAAAGTCCTTAAGCGGTACAGTTTCTTTTTACTTTTTAGGGGGCACCCCAGCGGGCAACATCCTAAAAACAGCTACCACCGAATGGACAAGAATTACGCACACCTTCACAGCAAGCTCAACGGTTACGTACCCTCGTTTTCTTATTGAGGCTGGAGCTTCGTCAAGTGTTGACCTTTTAATTTGGGGCGCACAGCTTGAAGCTGGAGCCTACGCAACATCCTACATACCAACCCTTGCAGCATCCGCAACACGTGGGGCAGACGCTTGCAGTAAGACGGGGATAAGCTCACTAATTGGGCAGACGGAGGGAGTTTTGTTTTATGACTTTGTTTGGAATGGTAACCCCGTTGCTTTGGGTGATTATCCCGTTATGATTTACGGAGCTTCGTACAATGACTTTTTAGGATTAAGCACCTATGCAAGCTCCCCTTCTTTTTACTCGTATGTTGGTGGCTCTAACGTAGTGGCTATTGCAGGGGCTACTATGGTAGTAGGCCAGCGGTATAAAATGGCTATGGCCTATAAATTAAATGATTACGCCTTCTATGTTAATGGTTCACTGGTTGGCGTAGATACAAGTGCTGGCATACCTGCTTCTATGGCTAACCTTCGTACAGATAATCCATTCGGAGGAAGGGTTGCATCTACAGGTATTAATCAAGCCATCCTATTTAAGACCCGCCTAACAAACGCCGAACTGGCCCAACTTACCGCGTTATGATTTTTAGAAAGTACGAAATAGCACCCAGCACCTGGGCGACGCTACAAAAAAAGATTCAAAAGACGGTTACCGGTCCGGAAGGTACGGAGCAGCTTTGGGACTTGGACCAGGTGGCCATAGTGGTAGAGCTGGGCAAGCTGTGCAAAGCCTGGGGCGTAAACGCTGAGGGCTTGCCAGTATGCACCACACTAGCCACAAAGCTGAGCGTTGATATTGTTTGGCAGGGCGAAGAGCACGCCGATTTTGTTAAGTACAAAATTTGGTGTGATCCGGTTGGGGTCCACAGCCTGGGCGAAACCTTGGACCACGAATACGCGGTAGCTTACTGCGCTGCTAACCCCGCCGCCGCTTACTGCCAACCACCAGCACCTATTGAGTTATGAGCGAGCACGGCATCCAGGAAACAGCCCGTCTGTGGCTTATGAGCTTGCTTAGCATCCTGGTATCTAACCTCCAGCTAGCGCTAGGACTTACGCTTATGGCCGTAAACATAGGCTACACCGTATGGAAGTGGCGCCGTGATTATCAAAACGAAAAGCGCAATGCAAATAAGTAAGCACTTTAGCCTAGCCGAACTGACGCGCAGCCAACTGGCCCAGCGCAAGGGCATAAACAATATGCCTACCCCTGAGTACGTGCAGAACTTAGAGCTGCTTTGTGAGCACGTTTTAGAGCCGCTGCGCACGCTGTACGGTAAACCAATCCGCATAAGCTCAGGCTACCGTTCCACAGCGCTAAACAAAGCCGTAGGGGGCAGCGCTAGTAGCCACCACTGTTTTGGTATGGCGGTAGATATTGACCAGGGCAGCGCGGCTGAGAATATGCGCATATTTAATCTACTCAAAGCGTATGGCAGCTACACGCAGCTAATCTTTGAGTACGGAACGCTGGAAGACGGCCCCGACTGGGTGCACGTTTCTTTTGATATTGAAGACCTAAAACGGCAAACGCTGCGCGCCGTGCAGGTTAAAAACAAGACGCAGTACCTCAATTACAAATGACACAGGAAGAAATTATCGTTACGGCTATTGCCTTTGTGGTGGGCCTGGTATTTAAGCGCCCGGCAATCATTCAAGCCGCCATTGAGCGCCTAATGAAAAAAAAGTAAGAGCCTAAAAACCTTATTTTACAGGGGCTTTGTGCCCCTTTTTTATTTTTGTTAAAAATAATTTGCACAATTCAAAAACACTTCATAGTATTGTGGCATCCTAAAACCTCACTATTATGAAAAATGTACTGTTTACCATTAAGCTAATCGCGGCCGGCTTTGTGTGGCTGTGGCTTTGTTTTTGGCTAGCGTCGTGAACTTAGAATACTACACCCGACTAGCCCAGCTGCACGCGCTGGGCTTTCACAGCCTACGGGCACAGGCTCAGGTTATTGCCGAGGTAACTGGAAACAGCTCCACCCGTATCTACCAGGTCCTGCTCTTTATACGTGAGCAGAAAGACATTAACGAGCTTATAGATACAACCGTAAACACCCTGCGCAATGAATAGCCTAGAAACTGCCGAGGGGCACCTGGAGCGCGTAGACCGCGCGCTAAATGCAATCCACGGACGGCTGCGCGTAAGTGAGCAGCCAGCCGACCGATACTATATGCTAATCTTACAGGAAGCTAGCATAAGAGTAGCCAAAGCACGCCACGAATTAAGCCAACTTAACACCATAGAAATACAAGCACAATGGTAGATTTAGCACTATTAACCCGCACCCTTGACCAGGTAGAGGGCGGCAGTATTCCAGCTTACCAGGCTGTGGTAGATATTCGCACCGGTATTAAAATGCTGGAGGAAGCACTAGACCAGGTAAAAGAACAAGCCACTGCCGAAATTAAAGACCTCGGCGCTACGTCTTACAAAGGCTGGCGCGTGGAATTTATGGCAGGAACTGCACGGCATAGTTATGACCATATAGACGACTGGGTGGTACTAAAAGGCAAAATGCAGCACATAGAGCAACAGGCTAAGTTTGCGCGTAGTGCCTGGGAGAAAGGCCGCCACATCTTAGACCAGGAAACGGGCGAAATTTTTCCGCCGTCCGAAGTAAAATACACAACCGATACAATTAAAATTACCGTACAAAAATGAATCCTGACTACATTAAAGGCCACGACGTGGTAATTACCGGACTGGCCCAATGGGCTAAGATTACCGAGGCATCCGGTCCCTCCGACTTTAGCAAAAAGTACCAAATGGATCTAATTCTTTCTAAGGAAAGTATAGACGCTTTGGCCGACTTAGGGGAGCGCGTTTACGCTGCCGTTGTAAAGGTGCAAAAGCGCAAAAAGGACAGCGAAGAGCTGGAAAACGTGCCGCCATTTGTGAGCCTCAAAAGCCAAAACCTGCCCAAAGTTTACACGTTGGACAAAAAGGAGTACAAAGGGCTTATTGGTAATGACAGCCTAATGAAGGTAAAAGGCACGCTAAAAGCGTACGAATATATGGGCAAAAAAGGTCTTTCTTTTTACTTAAACGGTGCTATTATTTTAGACCTTAAAGAGTACAAAGGCTCCAGTGCTAACCTTGACGATTTATGGGAGGGAGTAGACGCAAAAACAGCGCCGATAAATGACCTCCCATTTTAAGAAAAGTAAGCGCGGAGAGATCCGCGCTCACTTGGACTTACTAGCTGAGCTATATGGCACTAAACGCAAAACAAAAGGGGAACAGGTGGGAGCTACTTTGTGCCCATTTTCTGCAACCGATTTTTCCCAAGGTTGTGACTGCCCGGAGCACGGACAGGGCGGCCGACGCTGCCGGTATGGACTTAGTGAAAACCGGTAACTGGGCGTTTCAATGCAAGCACGTGGAGAGAGGGCTAGACGTTTTTAAGACGCTGGAGGCAATGCCTAAAACCACAATAAACGTAGTGCTATGGAAAAGAAACCGAAAGGGGGCAGTCGCAGTATTAGAAATGCAGACGATGCTAGAGCTTATATCGCAGCTGGAGCGCACCCGGACGAAAGGCTGCGACGAAAGCAGCGCTGTATAGAAAACGGTTGGATACCCAACGACTTTACTAACCCCTTTTTTAACCACTTTGGATTTAACGATAATGGAAAAACAAGAACAAACGAAACTGCAAAGTATTGGCGACAGAATCAGCGCGGACCTCACGAATTTTGAGTACAGCTCTTTAGGCATTTTGCTGAACAGCTACGCCGCTAACGGAATCCACGTAGCCAACCGTGCAATGTATCTAGAGCTCTACGAAAAGGAGCTACAAATAGCCTACAACAATGGACGCGCTAGCGTTATATCTGAGCTCTCAGAGGGCTAAGGGCTTTCCGCTGCAAAACCTGGAGCGCTACCAACTAGAGCTCCAGGCGCAGCGTGAACAGGAACGCCAACGGCTGGCAATAGCTGAGGACCGACTTAAAAGCTGTATGATATTTGTAATGCGCACAGCATACTGGCAAATGTACCTTCACGACTTACAAATTCACGACAGTGAGTTTTTTTTGCACTTTGCACCTGACCACAACAAAGATAAATTTGACGAAGTATGGCAACGCTGGAAGCCCTAGACGGGGTTAAAGACCACTACACCGCTGGCAACCTATTGCTAGCACAATTAAGCGCTAAGAGCGCTTTTTTTAGCGCCGGTACGTTTTACTATTTTGACGGTAAGAGCTACCAGGTAATTAATGAAAATGAGATACAATATGCAATCATCCATACGCTCAAAGAGAAAGCCACAACCACAAACGTGGGCTTCATCATCAACAGGCTACGCGTGGAGCTGGCAGCGGAGCCAAACCAGCGCCCTAACCTACTCGCTTTCTCAGACGGCGTTTACGACCTGGAGCGCGGAATACTGGTAAAGGACGTAGCGCAAATACGCGAGCACCGTATTACTGGCCTAATGCCCTTCACGTACAAAAGCAAGGCAATGCCGGAGCGCTGGCTGGAGTTTATAGAGCAAGCGTTTGCAGGCGACGCGGACAAGGAGCAAAAGACGCTATTCCTACAGGAATGGTTCGGCTATTGCCTTAGCCGTGCGCTGAACTACCATAAGGCGCTTGTGCTGTATGGAGACGGAGGTAACGGTAAGAGCGTTATTTTAGATACCTTGGCTGCTATGGTGCCCAAAGTAACGCGCTTAGAGTGGAGCGAGTTTGGAGAGCAGCGCGGCCTTGAGCGCCTAGCAGACAGCTGGGTGAATACGAGCACGGAAATAAGCTTCCGAGAAACCTCGGCCACCACAGGCATAAAAAAGGCGGTAGCTCAAGAGGTGCTAACCGCAAACCCTAAGTATAAAAAACCTTTTGACTTTACGCCGCGCGCTAAACTGACCTTTGCAACCAACGGGCTGCCGAATATAGACGATACGAGTAATGGCGTCTTTAGGCGCCTGGTAGTGCTGACGCTTAATAACAGCTTTGTAGGGCGTGAGGACTGGACTTTACAAAGTAAACTATACAAAGAGATGCCTGGTATCTTTAATTGGGCGGTAATCGGCTTAAAACGCCTTATTCAGCAAAATGGCTTTACTGAGGTGCCTAGCAATATAACCGAGCTTAGGGAGTACAGGGCCAGCGTGAACAGTTTGCAGTCATATTACGAAGAGGCGCTAACTATGAAGCAGGACGAAGAGGTTACCTTTAACCAGTTTTATAGCGGTTACTGCCTTTACTGTGTAGACAGTAATAACCGACCTTTTGCACGTAATAAGATGCGGGCGCTTATCAAGACGCTAGGGCTGCCCCTGGAGCTTAGCCGTGGCCACGGCAACCAGCGTATAGTAAAAGCGGTTAACCACATTAATTACTTGGTTAACGACTTTTAAGAGTAGTTAACCAATGCGAACCCCAATGAATACAGGCATTCAGCCCTATTTGGTTAACTACTTACTTACTTTTATATATAAATATATATATAGAGTACCTAGCGTAATAAATGTTTTGTGCTAATTTAATGAAAGTAGTTAACCATAGTTAACCATAAATAACGTAAGATGCAGTACCTCAGACACAAAGCAAAGCCCAAACGGGTTAACTACTTTCAAGAAAAGCTATATAAGAGCACAGCTTGGCGCAAATTCAGGGCTGCTATTATAGCACGCAGAGGCGGTGAGTGTGCACAGTGTGGTAGTACACCGGAAGGTAAGGACCTACACCTTGACCATATACAACCACTAACGCAGGGCGGCGACCGCTGGGATAGTAAGAACATACAAATACTATGCAGAAGATGCCACGGAGCTAAGACCGCGGCCGAGGTTTGGGGGGTGGGGTCTAATCGTAACACGAATGCACCTGATT